TGAGCATAAATAACATCGGTAAGAAGTTTATGAACTGAATCAGCAATTGAAATTTGGAACTCCCTTGCACATAATATTCGCTCTTCTGCTTGTAAACTTTTAACAATTAAGCTTCTTGCTACTGACTCTGATTTAGCTGAACCACGCCCACCATAAACACACTTAAATCTTGATTTTTCTTTTAGAAAGAATTGTAGTTTACTGGGTATTTGAATTTCCATCGACAAACTTTACTTTAATATTAACATTATTTTCAATAGCTTTGCCATCTTCACCTGTTAATTCATTTCTTAAACTAAACTCATCTTTTGCTTTTCTTTCCGCATACCATTTTGCGGTTGAAACATCGCCTTCGTTCAACGCTTTGTTGATTACAAGGATTGATTTAATTAATGGTTTTTGTTGCAAAGTCTTGCATTGGTCGCTAAATTCAGGAAATTTTTTGCAATAATCATAATAAGTATCTTGTCCAATATCTGCCCAAATACAAGCATTGCGAACACTGAAGCCTTGGGCAAAGCCCTCTTTTAATTTAGCGATTGTAGATTCAGTCATTAAAGTTGGTCTACCCGCTGGATTATGTTCGCTTTTTGGCTTTTTTTTAGTCATTGTTTTCGATAAATTCGTTTTTACAATCTTCACCATTTCTAGTGAGTTTTAAGCTAGGGTCTAACTTAATCATTCTTTTTACAATCACATCGCAATATTTAGGGTCGAGTTCAATTCCGTAGCATTTTCTTTTTAGCTGGTGCGAGGCTACCATTGTTGAACCTGATCCGAGAAAAAAATCTAAAACTAGTCCATTATCAGGACAGCTTGATTTTATAGCTCTTTCACATAATTTTAGGGGTTTTGGTGTTGCATGCTCTCCTGTTCCTTCTCTTTCATTATTACTAGTTCTTTCAAAGTGCCAAACATTATTAAAATTGTCGTGAATGTTATTAAAATATGCTCTGGTTGAGTAGTATTCTTTTTTTAATTCATCATATTCTTTTTTTAATTCATCATATTCTTTTTTTAATTCATCATATTCTTTTTTTAATTCATCATATTCTTTTTTAAAGGCATCATTATTTTTATTTTTACAATAATTTTGTATTTTATTATAACTTTCTTTGGTAGGCATTGCCCATTGGCTTTTTTGGAATGAATGTCTTTCAAAAGCACTATTCGTTAAATTGGTTATCTCTTTTGCTGACAATCCAGATAGCTTTCTTTGTTCTAGTAAATATAATCTTATCGGCTCCCATCCTTCAAAATAATTATCTGCATTATTATTGAAACCTTGAACTCCGCACATTACAAACAAGCATTTTTCATCAGCTATTGCATAACTTCTTGTATTCTCTGAGTTTTGCCCCTGTCCGTGTCCCTTATCCCAAGTTATTAAGTTTCTAAAAGTTGCTTTTTGTGTTTTAATGTAAGGTTTTAATATTTCGCTATAAATATCCATTAATGGCTCGTCAATGCCCCAGCAATACCAACTTCCATTATCTTTTAAATGCAAAAATTGCAAAGGAATCCACTCTTTGTTAAAATCTAATAAATCTGAATAATTTAAGTTATCATTCAAAACTCCGTCTTTTTCTTTTTTCATGCCGTAGGGTGGATCATTGTGAGCTATATCAGCCAACTCTCCATCCATCAACTTAGCAACCGTATCGCTACAAGTTGAATCACCACACAATAACCTATGCTCGCCTATCTCGTATAAATCACCTAAAACTGTAATAGGCTCCGCTGGTGGTTCAGCATCAAAATCATCTTCTTTAGCTTCTAATTCTTCAACTTCCATATCAGGCACTTCAAGTCCCCATTCGTTTATCTCTTCCAACTCAAAATTGTTAGCCAATAAATCCCAATCCCATTTGCCAGCAGTATTTGCATTAGCTCTTACTAAAACTTCCTCTTCTTGTTTTGGTGTTAATAATCTATCAGGAACATAAACATCAACTTCAGTTTCGCCCATCTCTTTTAATTTCAAAGTTCTTGCGTGGCCACTCAAAATAACACCATCTTGATTAATATTAATTGGTTGCATGAAGCCAATCGAGTTTATAGAATTTTCAAGGTCTTTCATTCCTTTGTCCGTAAACTGTCTAGGGTTTTTAGAGTGAGGTTTTAAGTCAGCTAATTTTCTTTTTTCAATTTGCCAAGTTATTCTTTTCTTAACCATATTTTTTTTTAGATTTATTCTTGATAGCTTTATTAATATCATTGCACTCTAAATTAATCAACAACTTTCTTTTTGGCTGTCTATCTCTCCTGCAAATGTAAGTCTTAATCATTGGCTTCCAAACGCTATTTTTCAATTGCTCTTTTAAACTAGCAATTTCTTTTTCTCTTGAAATAAATTCATCGATAGTAATTTCAGACATTTTTGTAAAAATATATTAATTAAAAGAAAATCCCTAGAACCCTAAAGAAAACTATCACTATAAAGGCAGGAGGTTTTATTTTTTAAAAGTTTGAGAGCGGAGACTCGAAAACCTTTTTTTACTTAGTTTGTTTTTGTTTTTTTGTTTTTTGCATTCTATCACATGTTTTGCGAAAGTCAAGTTATTTTTTTCTCTTACTCCCTCTTGACTTCGCAAGCATTTATATCAATTTGAATCAATATTATCAACACTTCATTTTTTTTATTATTTCTCTTGACATAATTATTTCCTATTTTCTTAGCTTATATATCTTTTATTAACCTCTAATAATCCATCAATTTAATCATTTTCTAAATCATTTTATTCACAAATTATTTTCAATTATTTTTTATCTTTTTTTTACTATTCTTTATTAATTCCCCGCGCGCACATTGGCGTTGTAGGCTTATCTCATTTTGAATAATCTTTAAAATAATTTAATTTAGTGCTTGCATTTAATAATTTAGTGATTTACTATATGTTTAACAAAGTGATTCATTAAATCATTACTTTAAATATTAACTTAAAAAAACTAACTCTATGAAAAATATTATTGAAAATAAAGATTTTAAAAATTTCATTTTATTTAAAATTAATCAATATGCAAAATTAAAAAATTTTGACTATAAACAAATTGACGCAAAAAATAAATTAAAAGACTTGTGCGCGCCGAAATTAAAAGATTGGACTCGTGAAGCTTATGCATCATTTACCCAATAAATTAAACGACAACACCACAAAGCCCAATTATTAACTTAAAAACTAACTTTATGAAAAACCAACCCGAATTTGTAAAAATCACCAAAAAAGAATATGATTCTTTTAATGATTCCGATAAAAAAAAATGCTTCTTAACAAAACAAAAGGGCAAGCATTGGCAATATTTCAAACCAAAAACTTTAAATAAATAATATGACAAAACTACAAAAAGCGCGAAAAATAAAAGAAAAACTTGAAAATCGCTTAAATACAAACAAATTTAAATCAACAACGGCAAAGAGATTGTTTAATCTTAACGAAAAACTTCTTGAGCTTGAATTTGAAAAATATATTAACAAACAACAAAAAACACATGTATAAAATTTATTTAACAATTCTTTTAATCGCTCTTTTTTGTTTCAAGCAATCGCATGATTCAAAAACTTACAAAGTTAAACTTGAAAATCAATTAGAGTTCAACGCTAACAAGCTTCAAGCGGTTATCGCTGATGTTTGGAATATTAACAATTAATTAAAAATATTATGGAAATTTTAAAAATAATTCAGATCAGCTCAAGAAGTGGAGATGACGAATCAAAAAATATAAAGCAAGAAATCAATCATTATCGCAATATTGTAGTTCAAAAAGGCGAGGGAAATCAATTTAATGAAGCTTTTTATTTGCTTGAAAATGAAAATGGCGGTCGTTTTATAATTACTAAAGATCAAGCTTCTTGGAATCCTTATTTTGAAGCTATTTCCAACGCTTTAAAAAAACACGAAGCGGACGAATTGCATTATTATTTTAACAAAAATTAACAATTAATTTAAAATCTATGGCAGAAATTTCGCATACCATTACTAAACCAAAAATAGGGCTAATTTATAAAGATAGTAATTTTGAAATATGGGGTTCGGACTCTATACTTGCAATTAAAAACACTAAAAAAGAATATGGTAAATACACAATTGATTTAGAGCAAGTCGAAGCTTGGACGCATGCAATTGTTTATTCTATCGCTAAAAATCATTTTAATGAAGTAAATAAACTAATTAAATCATTTCTTAACAATTAATTTAAAAACTATGAAAAACTATAAAACAAAAAACTATCTTGAAATCAAACAAAAACGCCAACGCCAGCAGGAGCGAGACGAAACAGAACAAAAAATATATAAATATGGCTTTTGGCTTTTACTTACGGCGGGTGTGGTCAATTTTATATTAACTCGAATTTAAATAACATGAACATAATTATAAAAATAAAACCAACTTCAAAATACCGAAAAAATATTGTTAAACAAGTAATTTATGCCTATCAATTACGAAAATCAATTGCTGGCGCTAGGTCATATATTAACGAATTAAACCCTGATTTTTTAATAACTATTAAGCAAATTCGCTTGATTTTGAAAGAAAATAATATTGAAACAAAAAAAGGGGGCAACCGTGAGTAGAGAAATAAAATTTAGAGCTTGGGATAAAGAAACTAAAAAAATGCATTATCAGATTAAAAAGCCACGCACTAATGAAAATATTGATGATGAACTAATAATACAGTTTGATTCTACTGGCTACTCTGCTCGAACAAATAACAAATATATTGGAAACGATTATTTAATGCAAGATACGGGCTTTGTTGACATAAACAACATTAAAATATTTGAGGGCGATGTTGTGCATATAAGCGGAATAGGCAATTATGAAATTACAGATATTTGCAAAGATTTCGATATGCTTTTAAACGCAACAGTTGGAAGCTATTTGAACGAAATTGTTGGCAACATTTACAAAAATCCAGAATTAATTACGGAGGTTAAAAATGGCTAATCATAGAACTTGTAGATTCCAAAATACTTTCAATGATTTATATGATTGTATCGAGTTTTTAAAAGAGAATGGAAATTATACAAATATTCGAGATTTAAATAATTTATCTGAAACTGAAATGAATTATGCTTTGAGACTAGGCAATCTGTGCCGAGAATTTCTTGAATTTACCGAAAATCAGGAGGAAAATGTTTAAAGACTTTAAAGAAGATCCAATTTTAATGCATTCTTGGGCAATTATTCTTGCTTTTTGCTTTATAATTCTTTTATCGCTTTGTGTTTACGAATCGACACGCCCTGAGCTAACAGAACAAGACTATTACAACAAATTTTGCACGAAACATTTTGATGTTTCTTGCGATAACATTAACTTAAAATAAAAATATGAAAAAATTAGAAATAGGCGACAAAATTTATGAACGAGGCGACTCAGGTTTTTACTCTTTTACAACAGTTGTTAGAACAACGCCGACTCTTGCAATTACTAAAGGTGGCGGGAAATTTAAAATTAATGTTGTCGATGGAGAGTGTTGCGAAGTTCCAAAAGAAGTAGGTAAATTTGATCGAATCAAATATCTCTTAGGAACAGAAGAGTTAAAGAAAGCTTATCAAAAACAAGTATTAACTAATAGATTAAAGGGATTTGATTTTGGTAAATTAACTTTAGACTCGTTAATTTGATTTTGCGCATGCTTGATTGCTACGGCATCATAATCGATCTGTCGAGCTAATTGCTCATTTTTATCAATTAACTC